GCGTAAGTTGGCGCGCCCGGAGAGATTCGAACTCCCGACCTTCTGGTTCGTAGCCGGACGTTCTCTCTTCGCTAAGTCGCTGATTTCAGCTGCAGAAATCAACCCTTAACTGTCCAATATTTCCGGCCGTTAGCGGTGCGAAAACTGCGGAAATTCCAGTATCCACAGCCGTAATATTGGACGCCTCCGGGCACTGCGCCGCCGGACATTTGCACTTGCTCTCGCTCTCGCAGTGGGCCTGCGGGCAGCGGCGGTCGACCTTGACGTCGCGACGCAGGGAGCATTCACAACCCGCGAGGAGCAGCAAGGCTGCGAGGATGGCCGCGCGCATCAGTTGTCTTTGGCTAGCAGCACGAGTGCCAGCTTCGGTCGATCGTTGCCGGTCAGGGTGGCGGTATTCGCCGCTGCATTGACATACAGCGAGACGTACTGACCAGCGGTGAGGTGCGTGACGGAGGTGACGTTGAGAACGAAGTCAACGAAGCCCTCGCAGTTTTGTTGAGCGATCACGGTGCTGCCGTCGACCTTGAGGATGACCGACAGCAAGCCGCCGGTATTGAGCGTGGTGCCGACGTGCCCGGCGATGGCATACCACCCGTTCTCGCTGACCGTGATCCGCCCGGCCTGGGCGCCGAGATTGACCATGTTGTCATCGTCCCGGTTCTCGGTATCGAAGGTGATGAGTACGTCCGAGCCGGTATTGACGGTCTGCGCTGAGCCGGCATACGAGACGTGCGCCCCGATCGTCTCGAAGGTCTCGACCTTTGCGGCGGTGAGATAGCACGCCTCGACGTTACGATTACCGGCGACCTCCGAATGCCGCACCATTACCTCTAAGTAATCGCCGTTGGTTAAATACCCAATGCCGTAGGTCGGCAACGTGACGCTCCCCGACACCTCGCCGGAGACGAACGTATTGCGAGCGAACCAGGCGCCCGATCCATTCAGGCGGATCGAGGTATTGCGGCTGCCGTAGGTGGCCGTCGTCGCCCAGTCGGCATGGGATACCGCGAGATACCAGCCGTCGGAGGTGATCGTGACGCGGGTCGGCTGGCCCGCGATATCGATCATCGCACCCTCGTCCAGGACCTCAGTCGTGAAGGTGATGGCCGTTTCCGTCGTGGCGGCAATCGACTGTGCAGTCGTGCGCAGCGTCGCCGCACCCGCGGCCGCGCCATTGTTCGGCACGCGCGCGATGTTGAATTTACCGCCCGCCGCCATCGTGCGATTGGTCGTCACGACGCCGTGCACCGAGTTTGCGTTGCTGCCGTCGGCGAGCTTGACGAGGTGGCCTAAGCTGCGCGTGTGATTGAACGTCGCATTGGTCGAGCGTTCGTATTGCAGGTTGAGATTCGTCACCCACGCCGTGCCGCCGCCGGGAATGATGGCCGAGTTCGAGTAGCGCGCGGGCGAGCCGGCGTCGATGCTGAAATTGTTGCTGATGTAGTGCCATCCGGCGGCACCCGTCGGCACGGTGAGATCGGTGCTCGGCGCGGTGAAATAGCCGCCCTCATCGAGCGTCTCAGTGTCGAAATTGATCGTGGTGTTCTGGTTGCCGAGCAGGGTCGTGGTCGCAGAATCCGTCACCATCGCGGCCAACTCCGGCAGCGAGCCGACGTAGTCGAATACTCGGATCTGGCGCTGCCACGACACCACGCCATCGCGCACGGCCTCGAGCTCCAGGCGTGCGGTGAAATTGCCGGGAATGTCGAGGACATAAACGTCGTCATCGATGGCGAGCTGCGACGCTTCGAGGGCTTCGGTGTCGTCGTCGTAGATGTAGAGGTTGTAGGTCGTGCCGTATTCCGGCCCGATGGACGCCTCAGATTGCGCGATATAGGAAGCGGTCTGCTGCAGGCGGTCGCGGTGCGCCCAGGTGATTTCGGCCCCGGCGTTCACCTCCACATACGGAAAGGCATCGCCCGCAATGAGCACGTTGCCCGGTGCGTAGGGTCGGTAGAACCGCTGGTCGAGCGTAAGGGACATCTCGGCCGCCTCGCCGAGCAAGCTTTCACCCGTGCCTGAGAAGGTCGTGAGCTTGACGTCGACCACATCGTAGGTCGCCCGCTCGATGCCCTCCTGCCCGTAGTTGTCCCCCTGCCCGATCTCGTCCTCCACCAGCCACACCCGCGCGCCGATAATGTGCTCCTGCGGCGTGGTGTCCAGGATGCCGCGATTGACGACGATCGTCCCGTAGGCGTCGAGGTCAGTGGTGTCCGTGACTTCAACGAATTCTGCTTCGCGCCCGGTGCCGATCTGCAGCCGCTCGCCGACCTCGACCGTGCTCGAGCTGAAATTGTTTTCGCTGCCGATCACGATCATCGTGTCGCTGCGAACCACGGGGTCGTACAGGAGCGCAGTCGGCGCAAAGGTCGCACCCGTCCGCAATTCGTACGCGGCCGGGTCGATGCGCGTATGCACGCTGTAGCCCATCACGCCCGTCGACGGCCGAGCGGCGAGCGTTGAGACGAAGCCGGCGTCGGCGTCGAGGGTGGCGAGATTGGCGGGGTCCAGTTGCCGCTGGACATCCCAATACGACGCCTCGGCCACATCCTCGATCACGACCGCGACGGGAGTCGTATCGGGTTCCTCCCAGCCGCTCGGCTGATCCGCCTGGAACGATTCCGACGGCAAGCCAAAAACATCCTCCGCCGCCGAGACCTGGATGATGCCGTCCTCTAAGAGCCCGTAGTCGATGTCGAGCACCCGGAGGATTGCCTCGCTGATCCCGAGTTTCGCCCACGACAGCTTGAAGACGCCACCCGGCCGCAGCGGCCACGCCTCGCGAGTAAACTTTATTTTGAATTGCGCGAGTTCAGCGGTGGAGGCCGTGAGATCCCGCTGCGCGACTCGCGCGGCGAGATCCGCTGTCGGCAGGCCGGGGTATTGCGTGGTGCGCGCGACAATCGAGCCCTGGATCTGGATGTGCGCGTTGTCCTGCACCGTGACGGTGGCTTCCTTGCCCGTCACCACGTCGATGTAGACGACCGTGATCTCGTTGACGATCTCGCCCGGTCCCGGCCGGTCGAAGCGCTCGAGGTCGATGATCGAGCTCTCGTCGTAGATGTCGAGCAGCGCGGGCGTGTAGTCGCCGCGAATCGGCGTGAGCACAAACTTGCCGGTGTAGGGGTCGGCGTAGTAGACCGCCCCGCAGTGATCGAGCACCGTCTGGATAAACGCCTTCGACTGCGACTGCATGTTCCAGAAGAAGCACAGGCCCATGCCCTCGGCGAAGAAGGTGTCCGCCGCCGCCGTGAATGAGACGTCATCGATCATCGCTTCCGGGTAGTTCTGCCGGAAGTACGGGTCGGTCAGCACCTCGCGAATGATGTGCGCCGGGTTCATGGCGCCGAAGTCGAGGCCGCGATAGACCCGCACAATGAGCGACACGCCGCCGGTGTTGTCGTCGATGGGGTCGTCGATGAGGCCGAACCGATAGCGGCTGGCGCCGGAGAGGATGACGGGCTGCTGCGCGACGAAGAGATCCCGCGCTTCGGCGTAACCGTCCAACTGTCCGCTGTCGGTATACGCCTCGATCGCGAGTGAGGCGTCGTCGAGCACGACGTCGAAGTGATACGTGGAGCCCGTCAGCCCGCCCGAGTATGCCGGCACCCCGAAGCGGGACCAGGCGATGAAGGATCCTTCGGTATTCGCCGTGATGCTGAGCACGTCGGTCGGCAGCAGGCCGTCGATATCGGCCGCCGACACCAGCTTCATGCCGGGCGTCGTGGGCGCCGCATTGGTGAGCGCGTCGATGTTGACGAGGTGCGTGGCGATCAGGTTCTCAGGGCCGCCCACGGTGAGCGGCACCTCGGCCGTCTCGTCGTACCACTGCTGCGGAGAGTCGGTGCCGTCGCCTGCGACGTGGATGCGCTGGACGCGGAACCACCACGGCTTGATGTAGGGATTGTTGCTGGTGACGCGCCCGCCCTTGAACACGCAGGACACCACGCCACGAAAGGCAGAAAGCACTGAGCCGAGCTGCGACAGCAGGTAGCCGTTCTGTGTCTGGTCGGGACGCCCGAACAGAATGTCGGCATCACCGAGAATGCCGCCCTCGCGCTTGTCGCCGCCAAAGAGCTCGGCGTTGTCGATGGTGATCGTCGTATTATCAGTGACCGGGCCGGTCCAGGCCGTGCGCTCCCCGGCGATGATCTCGCTCACCTCGTCGACTGGGCCTCGGCAGAGCACGAAGTGCAGCCCCATCTTGTAGCGGTAGCCGACGGTGAAGCTTTTGCTCTTACCGCCCACGCGCCTCGTCCTCAGCGTGTCTCACCGCGCGCAATGCCATCGCGTCGCGCGTCTCAACGAGCATCTCTCCAGCAATGCCGGTGCGTAAAAAAGCCGGCCAGTCGAGACCGTGCCGTGCAAAAAACTGGCGCGCGCCTCGGGCGCAATAGGGCTTGGCGGGGGTATCGTGATAGAGGTGGCGGCGAAAGACCCTGATCACTTTTTGCTCTGCTTCGTCTTGATCGGCTCGGTGGAAAGATCCCCCCACCAGGCGAGCGTCGGCGCCTTGATGATGACCGTACCGAACACCACCCCGATCGGGGTGCCCTGCTCGGCGCGTGGCACGTCGAAGTCATCGAGCATTGCGGGCTTCGGTGCGGGCGGCTTCGGTGCTAAGGCCCACGCGACGTAACTCGAGACGAGCAGAATGGCGATCTGGATGAAGAAGTTCATCAGTACACCGGAGGCCCTTCAAACGGATTTTTCGTCGGCATGTCGAAGCCGCCGTAATTGAGGATGTTGTTGTAGTGGGTATTACACGTCGTCTTCGTGTGATCGCAGCCGGGGAACACGGTCACGGCGTCATTGACTGCGACCGCGGAGGAGAAGGGCCGGTTCAAGGTGAGCACCAGTCCCGAACGTGAGACGATCAGCCGCCGCTCAAAGGTCGGCGGCGTCTCGTTGTTGGCCCACTCCACCCAGCCGCCGGGATACGGCAGCGTTGAATGCAGCGAGTCAACGGTGAGCGAAAGACCGCTCATCGCATCGATGACGGTCGCGTGATCGAAGGCCGTGCGATCGGCCCGACAACTGTCGGGGTCAAAGAGCGCATACGGGCACGGCACCTGGTAATACCGCGCGAGGCCGTTACGGTTGCCCGAGATGCTCGCCGGTTCGCAATTGAGCACCGCCGTCGTGGTGCTCTGCCACGAGCAGTTGAGCACCCGGCCGACCCAGATCGTGCCGACGTCACTGTCGTCGCGATGGAACCGCTTGACGATGAGGCCCACCGGCTCGAGCGGGTGCGCCGCGCGAAAGAGATCCGCCACCGGCAGATTACGGCGCACTTCGAGCGCAATCGCATTACGCGGCTGCTCGATACTGAGCGCGATGCTCGAGCGGCGGATCGCCTCAGAGGTATACGCCTGGCTCTCGAACTCGACATCCATCTCGGCGCTCGTGTACCGATAGACGTCGTTGCCGTGATAGAACTCATAGAGTTCGACTGGCGCGGCATCCTGCTCGCTGCGCTCAAGCGTGTCATAGGCCATCTAAGACATCCTCGAGCCGCCGCTCCGGGAAGCAGTGCAATGCCGTGCTGCGCGTGCAGTTGACGACCTCGACCCCAAGCGCCTTCAGATCCCGTGCCAGGTAGCGGAAGCGGCCGATCCAGCTCGCAAAGCCCTTACCGCTCGGCAAGCCTCCCTTGTGCGGGCCGTGGCAGTGCTCGCGGCCATTGGTGCGCTGCATGTCGAACCCTAAGAGCACGATCCGCGCGGCGCCGAAGGTGGCGGCGAGGTGTACGGCCTGAAAGCCGGAATTGCCGCCGCCATTGATCGTGAACGGTCGCCGGCAAAACCCCTCACCCGTGCCGCGCGTCGCGAGCTTGAGCCCATAGCGCTGACAGGCGGTTGCGCTGAGGCTCCATCGTTCCCCGGCGAAGCCGGCCTCGATGTCCTCGGCATAGGTCCGCCAGAACCGATCGTCGGCGGCATAGAGCACATCCGCCCACGGCGCCCACGGGAAGGCGCCATTGACCACGATCGCCTTGCCACGGCCTCGACAGAGCGCCGTATCGTCCAGGGTGAGCGACGGCCCCGGCGCGAAGACGAAGGCGGTCGCACCGTCCCAAGGACCCGAGGCTCGCGGGATGGCGCGGGATTCGAGGATGAGCGGCGGGCGGGGTGGAAAGGTCGCGTGGCCGCGCGCCACCAGGCCCGCGCGAAGCAACTGCCGAGCATAGGGTTCCTCGGCCGTCAGCCGCTGACCACGGACGACCGGCCCTTCGCGCCCGGCGAAGGCGCGGCGGGCCGTGAGCTCGACGCTCATGCCGGCAGCGGCGCCTCGTGCGCCGCCACGACGACCTTCGGACCCGACGCCGCCCGGTGCAGCCATTCCACGCGGTCCTGCGCGAGCCTCATGCGGGTGAGGATGTGAAAGCGATGCACGGCGGCCGGCGTGACAGTCGTGGGCCACGTCGGCGTGATCGTCAATACCTCCGTGCCGACGCCCGGCGTGATCGCGGTCACCTGGCGGGTGATCACCGTGCCGCTCGTGGTGAGGAGATAGATGTCGAGCTCGCCGTCGGGATAGCCGATGCCGAGATTCACCTCGCGGATGGTGATCGAGCCCGCGCCCGCCGTCGCCGTCGCCGCCAGTTCAAGGCCGCCGGTATTGAACGAAGGAAGCCAAAAAGCCCGCTGTCGGCCCCGCAGTGCCAGTAGATGTCGGCGCAGCGACCACCGCTCGGCACGGCTCGCGGGCTGCCAGGCGAGCCCGAGCACCTCGCTCGGCTGTCCTCGCGCGCTGTCGACAAACGGCCGCGCGATGAAGTTATCCACCGTCTGGTAGAGCCGCTGCACCGACTCCGGCAGTGCGTCGTCGCCCACGAGCGGGCAATCATCGAGCAAGGGCTCAGTGCGATACGTGCCAAACTGGCTCTCGTCGGCCGTCGGCAGATCGTCGTCGTAGCAGACCCATTCGACATCGGCCGAGCGGTACGGTCCTGCCGGATGCTCGGCGGTAAAGCCGCCTGGCGCATCGCATTCGAGCAGTCGCAGCACCCGCCCATTCGGATAATCGTTCACGAGCGGGACTGAGAGCGTGAGCCCGCCTGAGGTCGAGCCGCTCACCGACAGCACCTCGTACGTCTCGCTGTCCTGCAGAATGATCAGATCCATCGCGGCGGTGAACTGTGGATTGTTATTGTCGAAGCTGAGCGAGTTGTCGGTGGCCGCCGCCACCGTGCGCCGCACGTCGGTCCAGTCGGGGACGTCAAACGGGCCGGGCAGCGTGCCACGCATCGAGAGCCGCGCCCGCTCATATTCGCGAGCATCAAAAACGTAGCTCGCCTCGAACCGTCGGCGCGCTACGGCCCGCAGCCGCACCCGCTGCTCTTCCGAGAAAGCCCGCATCACATCCGTGACGAACTCCACGCCCTCGGTCATCGGAGTGAGCGGGCAGAACGGCCAGAGCATCTAGCCACCCACCGTCGCCGCGCGCACCCGCGTGCCGTTGCGCTGCACGAAGTTCAAGAGCACCTCTTCGCCCGAGGCGCTCAGCAGGTAGTCTCGGATGACACTCGTATCGAAGGCATTGATGTTGCGGATGTTGACTTCGGGACGTTCCGCCGCCTCACGAGACGGGACCAGTGCCATGTGCCCGGCGGCCGGCATCGCCTTAACGAGGCCGCCGTCGGCATACTTCGGCGCGATAAACACCGGCCGCTCGACTGCGCCACCCTCGGCGAAGCCACGGAACATCCCGCCGCCGTCGTTGATGCGCTCAAGCAGTTGCTGCACGCCCGGTCGCTGCACGGCCTGCGCCTTGACGACAAACTCCCCGGCCGAGAGCCACGCGGGGATGCTGTCGCTGGTGGCGGTGCCGGGTCCGACAATGAGACCGCCTTCTGCCAATCCGGGAATCGGTAGCCCCGAGGTGGCCGACGCGGCACGAATGGCCGCCGCCGCTGCCGTGCCGGCCGTCGTGATCGCGGTCGCCATTGCGGCCGAGGCCGTGCCGATGGCCGTGGCCGCCGTGGTGCCACCGGCGCCGATTGCAGTCGCCGTGGCCGTTCCCGCCGTAGTGATGGCCGTCGCCGCCGTGGCGCCCGCGGTCGTAATAGCGGTCGACATCGCAGTGGCCGCCGCGGTGGCGGCGGTCGTCTCCGCGGCGGCTGTGGGAATCCGCTGCGCGGTGACAGCGATCTCTTCGAGCCCATCGCCACCGCCGAATGCTCCACCGAGCGCGCCGAGTATCCCGCCCTCCATTCCGTCGCCCACGCCCGTGAGGATCTCAAGCAGCTTGTCACGCAACATCGAGGCGATCTGCTCAGAGGCCCAGCGCGCAATCGACTCGGCCATGTTCGAGAGCATGTCGCGGAACGCATCCTCGAGGCTCTTCATCCCGAGCGCCGCATCAGCAATCGCATCGGCGAATTCGGTCTCGAAGGCATCCGCCGCGATCTTGACGAACTCGTTGGTGGTGGTCTTCAGGTCCTCGATCACGGGTATGACTTTTTCTATTTCTTCCCGCATCTCGGGATACTTGGCGATCACCGCCTCGAGCGCTTTCGCCTCTTCCTGGTGCGTCTTGATGATCTCGCGACGTCCGCCGGTATCCGAGATGACGCCCGTCTCGATGCGCAGTTGTATGGTCTGCTCGCGCCGGCCGAACTCCTCGCGGATCTCCTCCACTTCCTTGCGGAATTGCTCGGCCTTGGCGCGGAACTCTTCCAGGTCGATGCGCGCCTTGATCTTGACCAGTACTTCCTGCGCTTGGGCCGCCCTCGGCCCGCCGCGGGCAATCTCGGCCTCGGCCGCCTCGCGGATCTTTTTGAATCGCTCTGTTATCTCAGCGACAGCGGCAGCGGTCGTGTCGCCCATCAGCTCGAGCAGCTCGCGATCGAGCTCGCCCACGGCTTCAACGATCGCCGCCTGGTCGACCGCCGCGCGCATGTCCTGCCACGCCTGGCGCAACTCGGCCGTCAGTCGCGCCTGCTCGTCCGCTGTCTTACCGAGCTGGCCCTCGATGGCTGCCTGCCGCAGTTGGTACTCGAAGAGTTGCTCTTCCGTGAGCCCGACTTGCGCCGCCTCGTCCCGCAGCGCCTTGATCTGATCCTCGATCGCCTTCGTGGCCGCCTGCTGTTCGCCGACGTCGATCAGGTTGAGAAGCTTGGTGCGGAGGCCATCAGCGGCCGGCCCAAGCTTCTTTAGAGCCTCGGCAATCTCGCCGTGCAATACCGCGTAGCGCTGCGCCTCGGCAGCGGTCGCGCCGAGCGTCGCCTGCTGGCGCTCCAGGGATTCAATGAAATTATCGACGGCTGCCTTAGCACTCTTCAGCTCATTGCTGCCGCCGCCGCCGACGGTGAGCCTCGGCACCCGCAAGCGACTCGCGGTAATCGCAAGTTCCGACAGTCCATCCGCAAAGTTCTCCGTTTCCTTTGCGGCCTCCTCCATCTGCTCGCCGGTTTCACGAAAGAATGTGAAGGCACCGACGATCGGCCCGGCCTTCAGTACCTCAAAAAGAATCTTGAATCGATCACTGAGCGTCAGGACCTCGTCGGCCTGATCCGTGATCACACCCGTCAGGCCACGGAAAAAATCCGTGAGCTTCGGCGCAATCGCAGCGGTCGACGCCCGAGTGAGGCCGTCGTAGGCCGCGCTCAGTTGCTTGATGGCTTGATCGGTTTCCGCGAGTGCCTTGACTTGCTCCTCGGTCAGTACGACGCCCAACTCGTGCGCCTGCTCGCGGAACTCGCGAACTCCATCGGCCCCTTGTGCGAGCAGCGGCAACAGGGTCTGCACGCCTTTGCCAAAGATATCCGCGCCGAGCGCGGCCCGGTCGCCCTCGTCCTTGAATTGCGCTAGCGCACCCGCAATGGCCTCGAATTGATCGGCGGCGTCGAGTTGCTGCAGCTCCTTGATACTGAGGCCGAGCTCGTTGAAGGTCTGGATGAGCGCCTTGTTATTGCCGCTCGCCGCCTCACTGATCGCCTTCTGCATTCGGAAGAGCGAGGTCGTCAGCGTCTGGAAGTCAACGTCGGTCTGCTTCGCGGCGAAGGCCAATTCCTGCAGTGCTTCGGCCCCGACGCCGGTCGCCGCCATCGCCTTCTCGATGGCATCTCCAAAGTCGATCGCTTCTTTTGCGGCCTCCTTCAATTCGCTGATGACCGCGCCAAGTGAGACACCAACGCCGATGGCCCCCAGCGCAGCACTAAAACGAGCGAAGCCGGTCTGGATGCGCGCCGCTGTGGCTCGCACATCGCGCTCGAACGCCGACAATTGGCGTGCTGCTCGATTGGCCCCTTGCTCGAATCCACCGAGCTTAAGGACGAGATCGACGGTCAGCGTGCCGAGATTTCTTGCCACGTTTAACTGCCTTCAGGCCGAAGAGTTCGGTTAAGAATTCCGGCGTGGCTTCTGGCTCCGGCGGCGGTTGCCACATGAACTCGCGCGGCTCGGCCGGCGTGCCGGGGATTCGCGGATCGGGAGAATGACGAATACCGCCCGAGCGATTGATGATGAGCGCCGCCAATAAAGCGAAGCCGGAATCGAGGCGCGCGAAGATCCGCTCGCCCCAATCGAGCGGACCAAAGGCCTCGATGTAGCGCGCCCACTGCTGCGCCTCGGCTTCGCTCAGGCATTCCCGAGCCTCGGCAATGGTTCGTCCGCCGATGCCGGCCCGTGCGAGTTGGTGCCAGAACCAGGCATCGGCTCCGAATTTTTTGCGAAGGCCTCCTGCTTATCCGCATCCTCCGGCGGCCGTGGCGGCGGCGCATTGACGGCGTTATAGGCGTCCTCGAGCGCCTGCGCGAGTTCGTTTTTGAGAACGTAGGCTTGCTCGTAGCTGAAAGCCCATTCCTTGCCGTCATCGTCACGGAAAGAAATGGCGTGCGAGATGATCGCGGTACGGTAGCTGATGCGATCCATGTCGCGGGCAGCAGCCATGCGGGCGCGATCGAGCCAGCCCGAGGAGGGCGCCTTGATGTAGGCGGTGAAGGTGATGGGATCGCCGTCAGGCGGCGTCCAGGTGACATCGCGCGGCGTGGGCGGATTTTGGACGAGCGCACCCCGCGCGATCAGGTCTTTGAGATCCATAGGTGAAGACCTCCTGAAGGTCAGGCAGTCTTCCGGCTCAGCGTCGCACGGCCGGAACGCTGGATCGTCATGGTTCCGCCCTGGACTCCGCCGAGCGGCCAGTCTACGGGCATGTTCGAGATGTATCCCTCGAAAAGCCAATACGTTCTGGTAAGCGGCACTACCCAGCCGGTGCTGTCTCCCGATGTCGGCGGAATGTCCCGACCGTCAGATCCGCCGATCGCCCACCAGATATTTTCTTGCGAGGTGTCCTGAAACAGCTCAAAAAGCCGCACGTGCGAGGTGTTGTCTTGATCAAACTGGATTTGAACCGACACCTCTCCAGGCCGCGCAAGGCCCGGCAGCGACTCCGCTTCCAACGAGTCTAGACAGGTGATGTCAACCTGATCGCGTGTGCCACCGAGGCCCGTAATGCCGGTCGGGCATTCGACCAATGTCACTGCATCAGTTTCGGGATCAAGGAAATAGAGTTGTGTGCCCTGGGTCAGCTTAGCCATTTAATTACTCCTAACGTTCTCGTCATGCTCGATAGATCTGCCACTCCACATCGAAGGAATAGCGATACGCGCGCGTGGCAGATTCGCGCGTCTCGCCGTTGAAACGGACGATGTAGGCATGCGGCTCGATGGCCGCGCGCAGTGCGGCGGCGACGGTTCGCACCGAGTCCGCCGTCGGCCCGTAGACGTCAATCTGTACCCCAAACTGGTCCACATCCGGCGGGCAGGACAGCGAGTTGTAGGGCTCGCCGTACACCGTCTGCCACACCGCATAGGGCCGCTCGTGCTGCTGCGGCGCCTCGCCAAAGGGATACAGGCGCAGTAAGCCGGAGGTGTCTGTGAGCACCGCCTGCACCCCGGAGTCGGCGGCGCAGGTCGCATAAAGGGGCGGATACATTTACTCGGCTCCAGGTCCAGAGACCGCCAGACGATCAATCGCCGCCGAGAGTTCCATTGCGAGCTTCTCGATCGCGGCATTGGCTTTCGATTCCATCGCCGGTCGCATGAAGGGCTGCGCGCGGGTGTTCTCGCTACCGAACTCGAGCATCCGCCAGTGCTGCGTCGCCTTGCCGGGGAGGTCCGAGGATTCGGCCTGCCGTTGCTTCAGCTTCTTGCCGAGCTGCGCCCCGCCGGCCACGCCGACCCGCATGACGACCCCGCCGACGCGCTTGCTCGAGCGCGTAGCCTCCTGGACGCGAATGTTTTTCCAGATGGTCCGCTTGAATACCGGATCGTCGATGTCGAGGCGCTTGGCTAAACGCCGTGCCTCGTCGCGGATTAATGCAGCGGCGCGGCGGGTAGCGACCTTCGCCGCTTTCCGCTGTAACTTTTTCGGGAGCGCAGACAGCCGGTCGACCAACGTGTCGACGCCAGTGATGGAAAACTCTGCCATTAGTGGTAGTGCTGCTTAATCCACGGGTGCCACGCCTGCACCGCCGGCATCCACGGATCGAAGCGTCCGTGAAACATCACGATGCGTGCGTTGCCCGGCAGGCCCGCGAGCGGTCGCTTTTGAATTTCATTGCGAAACGAATACACCCCGTCCACCTTCGTCCACTTACGCTCGTGCGGCCCGAGGCACGCACCGATCCACGCCTGGTCGCTGCCGATGTAGCCCAAGTTCCGCGCCAGCGCCGGAGAGTGGTGCGGATTGAATTGCTCCCACACTTTCCGCCGCGCGCCAGCCGTTAACAGAAACATGCTGCCGTTGTAGGGCGTCCCCCGCGCGGTATCGCCCCAGATCACGAAGTCCTCAGGCCGATCCCAGAGCGGCGCCACGTCCGCCGTGATCACACAGTCGAGGTCAAGCGAGACAAACCGCGGGCCGATGATGTCGGCCGCCTCGGCTGAAAAAGCACGCAAGCGCCGATAGCAATTGACACCATTCGGCCCGC